TACCTCTATCTTCTGGTATAAACTAGACGACATTAAAGAGGTGGCTGATCCATCAATGTGGCTAAAGTGCAACCCAAATCTAGGATTAACTGTTCCATATGAAGTTTATCAGCAAGCTGTTGAAAAAGCAGAACACAATCCTGCTTTACGTAATGACATTCTTGCTAAGCGATTCGGTCTTCCTATGGAAGGGTTCACTTACTTCTTTACGTATGAAGAGACAAAGCCACATAGGCATAAAGAGTTCTGGCAAATGCCATGTGCTATGGGTGCCGACTTATCCCAAGGTGACGACTTCTGTGCGTTTACATTCTTATTCCCATTGAGAGCTGAAGAGTTTGGAATTAAGTGCAGAAGCTACATAACAGAATACACTTTAAGCAAACTGCCAGGAGCTTCAAGAGTTAAGTATGAAGAGTTCATTAACGAAGGCACTCTGATAGTGTTGCCTGGATCTATCTTAGACCTTAATCGAGTCTATGACGATCTGATCCAACATATAACGTCTTGTGAATATGATGTCAGAGCATTTGGATATGACCCATATAACGCAAAAGAGTTTGTTGAGAAGTGGGCAATGGATGTCAGTCCGTATGGAGTGGTTAAAGTACCACAAGGTGCTAAGACAGAATCAGTACCATTAGGCGAACTAAAGACACTTGCAGAACGTCGATCCTTGTTGTTCGATCAATCTATAATGCAGTTTACTATGGGTAACTGTATTACGTTTGAGGATAGTAACGGTAACAGAAAACTATCTAAGAAACGCCGCGAAGATAAGATTGATAATGTTGCTGCGCTCTTGGACGCATATGTAGCATTCAAACAAAATCGAGACTTATTCGAATAGGAGTTATGATTATGAATAATGATGAGTTATACCACTTTGGTGTTCTTGGTATGCGATGGGGTGTCAAACTGTCTAGAGATTATAGACATGGCGCTAAAAATCGTATAAAGGAAATCAAATCAAAAAATAAAGTAACAGATGTTAAGTCGTTTATGAATCATCATAAATTGATTAAACGTGCTAAAGCTGATGCTAGAATCAAAGCTGCACAGAGATTGTATCCAAAGATTCAGAAGTCTACTTTATCAAAAGTGATGAAAGAAAATCTTGGAAAGTCCATTCTGAAATCAGCTTTAATGGGTTCGTATGGATCACTTAAATACAATGAGTCTAGAGGTAAGAAGTTTAGTAGAATCAGATCATGGCTAGTTGGCAATGAGGCTATGTCATTGAATCTATTCTCCATTGGATATGCTTCTAGACGAGACTATAGTGATAACCGTATTGCCAGAGATAGATATAATCCGGAGGACTACAAAGATGGAAAATATTGATGACACTCAAGAACTGTATCACTTTGGTGTTCTTGGTATGAAATGGGGTATCAAACGTAATCGCGAAAGAACCCTTACAAAGGCTTATGATAAATACAATAAGCTTTTGGGAAAAGGAAATAAATATGACGTTAAAGCGGCTAAGTTAAATTACAAAGCGGCAAAACTCAAAGCTCGTGGTAAATTTGAAAAGGCTATGAAGTTTGAAGGTAAGGCTGCTAAGCTAACTTATAAAGCTACTAAGCGTCGTCAAAAGGCCGGCAAATGGGCTAGAAAAGCACTTAAGATTGCATACAATCAAAAGCTGACTAAGTATGATGCTCAGTCTGGTTCTGCTGGAGCTTTATTCTTAAGCAAATATAACGCAGAAATGAATAGATAGTTTAGGAGGCATTACATGGCTAAAGAGAAATTTGGTACTAGGCTAGCGCATGCCTGGGATGCCTTTATGAACAAAGATCCAACGCCCTACACAAGTAGTAGTGGAGGGATTATTTCATCATACCGTCCCGATATAAGATATGTTCGAGGTGGAAATGAAAGATCTGTCGTTACGGCAGTATATGATCGTATTGCAACAGATGTATCTATGCTTAGTTATCATCATGCTGAAATTGATGAAAATGGCGCATTTAAGAAGATTATCAAATCAAAGTTGGATACATGCTTATCGCTATCTGCTAATTTAGACCAAACTGGTAGGGATTTGATAAAAGATAGTGTAGTCTCTTTATTTGATGAAGGGGCTATTGCGATTGTTCCAACATTGGCAACTATCAATCCAAAAGATACTGATGCGTGGATGCCTATTGAATTACGAACTGGTAAAATAGTCAATTGGTATCCGTACGAGGTTGACGTTGAAATATATAATCCTTACACAGGTATGTTTCAACAAATGCGGTTCGAGAAAAAGAAAATCGCAATTATACAAAATCCCTATTATCGCATAATGAATGCTAATGGGTCCGTTGCAAAACGATTAATGGCGAAACTTAGTTTGGGCGACGTCTTTGATGAGCGTATAGCTTCTGATAAGATGAACTTAATTGTCCAATTACCATATGCCGTATCATCTGGACTTAAGTCTGCTGAAGCAAAAGCAAGAGTAAATGACTTAACGGCTCAAATGCAGTCAAACCCCTATGGTATAGCATACATTGGAGTTAATGAAAAGATAACCCAATTAAATCGAGCCATTGACAATGGTATTAGAGATAACATTAAAGACTTGAAAGAAATGTTATACTCTCAGTTGGGAATAACACAAGAAATTATGGATGGTACTGCTGATGAGCAGACGATGATAAACTACTATTCAAGAACTATCGGTCCAGTTGCAAAAGCAATACGAGATGAGTTTAGTAGAAAGTTTATTAGCCAAACAGCCCGTACACAAAATCAAGATATAGTGTATTATAGAAATCCATTCGAGCTGACTCCCGTGTCAAAGATTGCAGATATTGCAGATAAATTTACTCGTAATGAGATTCTATCACCTAATGAATTGCGTGGCATTGTTGGTTACAAACCATCGGATGATCCATCTGCTAATGAGTTAAGAAATAGAAACATTAACCAAGCACGATCAGCTCAGCCATCATTGGATGGAGCCCCTCCAGAAGGCGCTTATCCTGAGATGCCGAATGAGGCTGAAACTCCATCCGATACACTTAGTGTTCCTATTGATTCTGTTTAACGTCAAAATGGGATAGTATTTAGTAATTGGCTAAGACTAAAAACGCAGTCAAGTTAAACACATTTATAGTTTTGATGTTTTTTGGATTCATCAGGAAAGGAGAAAGTAAATGCCAAAAAATAAGAAGTATGATTTCTGTGGTTGGGCGACTAAAAACGATCTACCTTGTTCTGATGGTAGAACGATTAAAGCAAATGCGTTCAGTGCTCAAGATGGCGCTGAAGTACCACTAGTATGGCAACATGATCATTCAAGCCCTGATCTTGTTCTTGGGCATGCCATTCTAGAAAATCGTCCAGAAGGCGTATTCACATATGGGTACTTAAATGAATCCCCTATGGGAAAGCGTGCTAAAGAATTACTTAAGAACCAAGACATTAAATCACTTTCGATTTATGCAAATGGTCTTAAGCAGCAAGGCGGTAATGTATTACATGGTGTAATTAGAGAGGTTAGTTTGGTCTTATCTGGAGCAAACCCTGGCGCTGTAATTACTGATGTAGCTATCGCACACGGAGATTCAGTATCAATCGTCGAGGACGAATTTATTTATGAGGTCGGAGAAGACAATGTAGAATTAACTCTACAACATGCGTCCAAAGACGACGATGCTGATGAAGAAGGAGATAAGATGAAAGAGAAAGAAAAGGCTGAAGCTAAAGCTGAAGAAACTAAGAAAGAAGCTAAAGAGCCTGAAGATTCTGAAGAAACAGTCGGTGATGTCTTAAAGACATTCAACGAAAAGCAACGCAAAGTCATGGAAGTTCTAATCGGAAAAGCTATTGAAGATACTAAGAACGGTGAACTCGATGACGATGAAGAAGACGAAGAGGAAGATGTTGAACATTCCGGATTAGGAGAAGACGATATGCAATACAATGTATTCGAAAACAAAGGTACAAATGAAGCTTCCGTATCAAAGGAAGGATTTGAAACACTAATGCATGATGCTTTCAAGGACGTTAACAAGTATGGCGGATCCTTAAAGGAATCATTCTTAGCTCATGCTGCTCAGTATGGTATGGAGAATATTGGTGTATTATTCCCAGATGCTAAGAATATTAGCTCTACACCAGATTTCATTGCTCGCCAACAGAATTGGGTTACAGAGTTCTTAAACTTTGTTCACAAGACACCATTCTCACGTATTAAGTCTACATTTGCTAACATTACAGCAGATGAAGCACGTGCTAGAGGTTTCGTAAAGGGCAATAAGAAGGTAAACGAAGTATTTCAGTTACTTAAGAGAACGACTACTCCATTTACTATCTATAAGAAACAACAGTTAGACCGTGATGACGTTCTTGATATCAAAGACTTCGATGTAGTTATGTGGTTAAAGGGTGAAATGCAATTAATGATTAATGAGGAAATTGCTCGTGCCGGATTATTCGGTGATGGTCGTGAAGATTTAGCTGCTGAAAAGATTGATGAAACTAAGATTCGTCCAGTAGCTAAGGATGCTGACTTATTCTCACTCAAGTACAACTTCGAAGGTACTGGTGAAGCTGCTGCTAAGGCATTCATTGTTGCTCATGTTAAGGCTATGGCTAACTACCGTGGACAAGGCGAAATCAAGATGTTTATTCGTCAGTCTATGTTAACAGAGCTATTACTATTAACAGATACAATGGGTCGTGACTTATATGAGAACGTTGATAAGTTAGCTATTAAGTTACAGGTTAGCAAGATTGTTCCTGTACCAGATGAAGTTTGTGGAAAGGTTACTTCTGTAACACTTGGTGGCCAGGGCTATAACATCGGTTCTGATAAGGGTGGTTCATTGAATATGTTTGATGACTTCGACTTGAACTACAACCAGATGCAGTACTTATTAGAAGGTCGTTGCTCTGGTGCTATGACTGTGCCATATGGCGCAATCGTATTAGCTAATAAGGCTGACCAACCTTATACAGCAGTTCCAGGTTCTTATGACATTAGTAAGAAGACTGGCGAAATCGTAAACAAGGGCGTTGAACAGTCCTAATTAGTTTACTAGAGAGGTGCTTTATGAAACATAGAGGGATTATAGGATTTGTTGTAACTAGTGAAGTAAGGCCTGGTGTATACTTACCAGAACCAGAAGAGCGAACCTATTATATGGACGTTCTATTGGATACGACATACCGTCGCCCGTCTAGCTATGTAAATGATAACATTGAAATACGTAATAAGTTCAGTGTAGTGTCTGACACATATATCAAGAAGCACCTTTCTTCAATTGCTTATGTTGAGTGGGGCGGGTCAAAATGGAAGGTTGAATCGGCTAAATCAATTCCGCCAAGAGTTGAAATAACAATAGGAGGAGTTTGGCATGATGAAAAATCTAACTAGACGTCTTGCTTTGCATAACGAATTAGTATCCATACTAGGTGATAGTAAGCGAGTTTACTATTCTCCGCCTAATGGATCTAATATAAAGTATCCATGTATAATCTATAAGAGACGTAGAGATCTCGATGAGTATGCCAATGATGGCAGATACCTAGCATTTAAGGCATACCAGATAACATGTATATATCAAGATCCTGACTTAGAATTAGAAGCTGAGGTATTAGAGCATTTTAAGAATAAGTGTTCTATTGAAAACTTCAATACCTATGATGGATTAAATCAAGCGCATTTATTGCTATATTATTAAACGGAGGAAAGCAAATAATGACTAAATTAATGTGGGATGAAGCCGACAAGCACATCTATACTACTGGTACAAGCCATGGTGTTCTTCAAGTAAGTGGCGCTACAAAGGCTGTTGCTTGGAATGGTTTAATTGGCGTTACTGCTACACCAGCAGGCGCTGATGAGAATAAGTTCTATGCTAATAACAATAAGTACTTAGGACTACGTGGTGTTGAAACATTCGGTGGTACAATTAAAGCTTATGATCGACCAGACGAATTTGAAGCTTGTGATGGTTCTGTAGAACTTCAGAAGGGTCTACGTATTCACCAGCAGACTCGTTTACCTTTTGATTTCTCTTGGCAGACAATTAAGGGTAACGATAGTAAATTAGATGAATATGGTTATGAAATCCATATCGCTTACAACTGTACAGCGTCACCATCTGCTCGTGATTACACAACAGTAAACGAATCACCAGCACCATTGGAACTATCTTGGGAATTCCAGACAACACCGGTTGCTGTTGAGAACGCTAAGCCAACATCATATGTAACAATCGATTCTACTAAGGTTGACCCAACTAAGCTTAAGAAGATTGTTGATGCCTTATATGGTACACAAACAACTG